AGTTACCTGCTGATTGTGAATTTACTGTCATCTGATCTCCCTCCGTTTTTTACGCGGTCCGTACCCGCTACTGGATCTATTACTTATTACAAACATAACTATAATACACAGGTTATCCACAAGGCAATAGAGCATGTGGATAATTATTTGTTTCGATAGTTATAGGGATTGTCATAGGCCTTTGTTTTTGCGGCCAATTCGAGATTAATAACATTCATGGCGTGTTCACATCGAGGATGGAATAATCCGGCGGCCTGGGCCTCGGCGAGTGTCGGATATCCCGGAGTCTGGCCTGTGACAGATAGGATTTTTCCCTCCCACCTCGCGCATGCCTTGTGGTCCGTTCCATGATTAGAGATCTGGACCAGATCATATCCATACTGGAGCATTTTATTTGCGAGTCCCTGATTGCGAGCCTCGACGGCTTTCGTCCGGACGAGCATTTCGGAATAATTATCCAGTGTCCATCGTTTGCCGGCCCGGTCCCGAATAGCCGGGAGTCCGGAGTCCTGGAGGCGCTGTTTGACTGATTCGGAGATTACGCGGCGCGTCTCGCCTGTGAGCTTGCCCTCGGCGATAATCATATTTAATTGCATTTTCAGAACATCATCCACGAATCGAATGGCGCTCCTGGAGACGCCTCGAATGCCGTCGGCGAATGCCAGGGCCGTTTCGTCCGTGAGCGCTTTAATGGCCTCCCGGTTGATTGCCGCCCCGGAGGATTGCGATAGATCCACGCCCATTCGTCGGAGATCATTTAATGCGACATTCGCGCCATCGTTATAGTATTTCGGGATCTCGTCACGAACCCACTTATCCACATCGACTCCGAGATCCTCGAGTTCGGTCCGGATCCGGACGAGCACTTTTGCCCTCTGGATCTTGCCGGCCTCGGATGATCGGATTATTTCACGCGTGAGATTCGAATAGGTTGTTTTGTATAGCTTGAGGAGAGCGTCGATCCGGCCCTCTCTGATCTTTACAGGTCCACGATCGGCCATAGACTACTCCTCGGCCGTGTTTGGCTCGTTCTGGTTAGCGTTGCCGGCGTTTCCGTTTGTGTTGTTCGTCACGACCGGGAGGGATGGTTCCGTCTCCTCGTCGATCTCTTTAACCTTGATTTTCGCGTCGTCGATCGATATGTCGTCGAGCTTTGCGATCTCATCGGCGCGGGATGATAGGCCAGTATTCACGCGCTTTTCGGCGATCTCGACCATTTCGACCTGATCGTTCACAACGCCATCGGACCACTTGATGTTCGGAACTTCGATCGCTCCAGGACGGAGGCCGTCTCGTGTAGCAATTCCCCAGGATTCGGATAATTCCATCGAGGTTTTGAGCATTTCTTTAATAGCCATGTCGTAATAGGAGATCTTGCGATTGCGCTTGCGGATCGTTGATAATAGCTTGAATTTGAGCGCTCGTCCGGATTCGGCCTGGCCGCCCTTGTCTGCTCCCATCGTTGCCGGCGCGATCTCGGAGAACATGAACAGGAGGTCCACGATTTTATCCACCTGTTTAAACGCTGATTCGAGATTCGCATTCCACACGATATATTCCGGTTTGTTGAATCCGGGGTTTTCGTTGTCCACTTCGAACATTCCGAGGGATTCTTTTTTGACTTTGCCCTCCTCGTCGATAACGCCCGGCGGGACCGCCAGGATCGGATCGGAGTGTTTGTCCAGGATGTTGTCTGTTTTCGTGAGACGATTGTTCAATGCGAAAAACAGAGACTCGAGATCCTTATAATCGGATGGTCCGAAAAACTCGCCGTCTCTAAAATTCGGGATATGGAACACGAGCGATCGTTTGATCTTAGTCTCCTCGACCTCCATAAATCCGAATCGTTTCGGATCCTCGTTCGAAATAAGCGTCTGTGATCGGGGATCATATTTAAAGACTTCGTGATAAATGACGCCTGGTTGATGAGTTTCCTTGTGGAGATAGGTGTTTGATCCCTCGACGAATGTCGTGGCGATAATGTCCTGTGTCGTGACGTTCCGGGCCGCTTTGGAATCGAACGCCGGGAAATAAATATTCGCCCCGACTTGCTCGATAATGATCTCCGGTTTTGCGAACGTGTCCAGAGGGTTCCGCTTGCCGATCCGGATTTTAAATACATCATCGCCGCGCCTGGAGTTGATGATCGCTGATTCGTATAATTGCGAGATCAGATCGTTTTCGTGGACCAGGGAACTAATAAAATCCTGGGATTTGTTGTCCTTTAAATCGATCGTGAGTGATTCGCCGAATAGCATGTCGGCCATGACGTGAGACATGAGGCCGCCGAAATTCGCGACAATATATCGGAGTTTTTTATAGGCCTTTGCTACCTCCCCGGAGGACTTGATCGAGAACGCGTCGAAATGCTCGCCGTTATAAATGCGATCATAGTGTCGGTATTGATCGATCCGATTTTTATCGGCTTGTTTTGGGAACGATAGCGGGGACTCATTCATATTTAAATAATAGCACTTTTCTCGCTTGTCCTTATCGTGGATTCATGCGTTATTGACATTTCTCGCCTTTTGTGTTAGTATTATGACTATGAATGATAAAACAAACACATTCAAAATTTATTATAACGGCCGATTAGATTATCGCGCTACCTATTCAATAATAATCCGTAAGTGGACCAGTCACAAAATTAAACGCGCCCTGGATCATGTGGACTTCTTTTTTGTGAACTCGCGATGGCCTAAAAACGGCGAAATATAAATAAACGTAAATAAAAAATAAAAATACTACCCCTGTAAATACTCGTATTTATATTTATTTATTCGTAAAAATATAAATAAAAACTAGAGCCCGGCCGGCTTGCCCGCGAATGTTCGTTTGCGGGTTTTTGCTTTGGCCCGGTATTTAATCATCTGGACCGCGATCATGTCGGCGAATAGCATGTCGTCATGTTTGCCTGTGGCGTGTTCCCTTTTGCCGCCCTCCTTAGTGACGAATGTTTGCATTTGCGCGAGCGTGAGAGCCGATAGATTCTTGAGCGTCTCCTCCTCGAAGTGCATTAAATAATCGTCGATCATGACGTCGCGACTCTGGCCGGTTGTGGACCATCCCATTTTCTTAGTGCGTGTCTGGCGCTTTTGATCGATCCGGACAGTGAAATAATAGTTCTCGTATATTTGAGAGAGAAATAGGATCGTCGAGAGCATGTTGTTTTCGACGCCGGCGAATGCGTCGTTATACATGAGGGCCAGGCCTTTAATGAGTTTCGCCAGTTTATCCGGACGTAATCTCCCGGACCATTCGGCCACTTTGTTATAGTCCTCGTCCCACACGGCAATCCCGGCCGGATCGCCCTCGCCGTCTGATGGATCACATCCCAGGCCATAGAATTTCCCGGCCACAGGTTTCGCATAGATCCGGATCTCCTCGCCCCGGATCCGCTCGTCGTCCTTGTCGCAAGGGAGATCGTGCGATTTGATCGTCTCCAGGACCGGAGCGGCCGTGTATAGCTCCAGGACCTCCGAATCGAACACGTTTCCGAGGCCGGACTGGAACGCCTCTAATACAGTCGAGGGATATTCCTGTCTCATGAGTTGATGGCCGTTTAGTCCCACATGATCGGCCGAATTGCGGGCCGCTTTGATGAGTTCTTTTTGTTTCCACCTATACCAGAGTATTTGTCCGTCTGTGAGCTCCTTTTGATAAGCGTCACGGACGATCTTTTTTAATTTGAGATCTCCCTCTGTGAATTCGTCCACAGTCCCCTCGAGGCTATATTGCGGATCATCATGCCAGGGAATGAATAACGCCAGGTATTCCAAAAAATCATCGTTCGGCTCGTTATAGTCCTCCATGAATGCGTCGTAATACTCATTAAATCCGTTCGCGGTTGTCTCCTCTGTGATCCGGCCAGTGACCGGGACCGCCTGTTTTGAGCCGGCCTCGAGCTCCCGGGATTTGTCTCCCTCGATATACGCGCGCTCCGAGACGTGCATGGCCTGGACTGTACCGCCACGGAGTTTCATCGCCACATAGATTTCAGAGTCGAGGACCTGTCCATCGAACGCCTGTTTAAACTGGAGCATTCGAATAGTGTTTCGTTCTGTCGTCGGTTTGATGTTCTCCGGGATATTTTCAAACGCCCGGTCCACGATCTCGAATATCTTGTCCAGGGTTTCCCGATCATGAGCAATAATGGCCGCCGAGAATCCCGGCGTCCAGAGAGCGTCGTCCAGATAATAAATACAGAATAGAGTCGTCACGCCGCCCTGGCGATATTTGAGGATCCTCGCGCGCAAGCGGGGACCGAGAGCGGCCAGGATCATTAATTGAACTCTGGATGGTTTGAATGTGACGAGGCGGCCTTGTTTATCGAGGATCTTGTATAAGTGAGTGAGCCGCCACCACTTATTCCGGAGTCGAGGATCCCGCGCCGCCATCCGAATCCTCCTCTAGTGCTTTGGCCGCTTGATCGGCGACATTCTCGCGCTGTGCGGTGTCGTCGTCCAGATCGTCGAGCGTCTCCTCCACAGTTCGATTATTGTTATCGATAACCTGTTTGTCCACCCAATTAAAATTATTCGTGAGATTGAATTTAATCCCATTCGCCACGCCGTTTCGATGTAATGCCATTTCGTTAAACTCCTCGACGCGTTGAACGGCACTCTCTATCGTGTCACATAATAATTGACGAGTCTCCTGTTCTATGTCCTCGCTCCAATGGTCCGGATCTCTGTAACGGAGGAGTGTCATTCGAGACACGCCGAGAGCCCGGGCCAGGCCGGTTATCGTATAGGGGATTTGTTCTGTGAGGACTTCTCGCTCCTGGAATATCGTTTCGCCTCGAGTGTTGAGGCCATTTTCGACCAGGCGTTTCGATTGATGTGGATCGCAATTATCGAAATAATTCTGAATTTTTAGGTCCAGATCTTTCGGATCTGTGATCTTGAATGGCCGTCCGGCTTTGATTGTGTCGCTCATGTTATCCCCTTTTCCGTTTTTTACGCGGTATCGTCTCCGCTAATAGGTTGCTGATTGCATTATAGCACTAGCGGCGTTTCCGGCTATGTCCCACATGCCAGAATCCGCAAAATGGACAGATATAGGGATGAGTTTTAGCGCCCCATTTTTTCCGGAGCGCTTTTTTGTGTCGTCGGGCCTCGTCCTCCGTGTCGTGTTGAACCTTGCCTGTTGTCGGACATTTGCCCGCGATCCCTCTCTCGCGAGGGGCCGCCATTTAATCCTCGTCGAGTTCTGGCTCATCCAATAGATTCGCCTGGCGTTCTTTTTGAGTCATAGGACGATTAATGATCTCCTCGCCGGTATCTTTGCGATGTTGAATAACGCGGCCTTTATCGAAATCGAATGTCACTTCGATATCCACGTCGCGATATTCTGTCTTTGACGCCACGATCCCATTAATACGATCCCGGTGTCCGATCGCCTGGTTCACTTCGGCGGCCATTTGTTGCATGAGTGATTTTCGGGACGCCACGGCCTCCTCGACGCGTTCGTTTGCCTCGGCCAGTTGATCCGCGAACGCCAGTCTCTCCTCGTCCGATAGGACACAAGGGAGCCTCTTTGTGATTGTTTTTTGTTGTGTTGTCATGTGATCTCCTTTAAATTACGAATTTAATAACAAACAAAATTCCCAGGATCCATCCGAGTATTGCCAGGACGTTTATCAAACGATTAAAATGGCGAGCCATCGTCCGGATCCTTTGTCGGCTCCGGGAGCTCGACGTTATATTCTGGCGGCGTGTAATTCGGTTTCGGGAGGGCCAGATACTCGTCGATGATGTCTTTACAATGATCGAATCCGACGCCGAATGTCGCCATGTAACCATGAGTCCCGAGCGTGTGGAGCATGAGAGCCTGTTCCCGGATGTGTGGATCGGCGACATAATGTCCATCCTGTTTTTTGATCCTGGTCCCCTCTTTTTTGATCTCGATAAACAGTCCATGAAATCCGGCTCGAGGTTCGGCCAGGAATAGATCCGGCCAGGCCCGGCTCGAGTTCATGCGCTTTATGCGGCCCTGTTCGGCCGGATGGCGCTTGCGGCCGGCCTCGTGATCGGACCGGAACACGACCTCGCGATATTGCAATTTCAGATAATCGCATATCTGGCCGTGTAACGCCTCCTCGCTGTGAATCTTAGGCGACGGCATTAATTACGTCCCGATAGACTTTGAACGCCTGGAGCGCCTCTTTTGGCATGAATTCCGGCCACTCCTGGCCCTCGATTCCGTCCTCTTGATATAGCCATTCGATTAATTCCAGAGTATGCTCATAACCGATCATTTCGGCTTTGAGATCTTTAACGAGATCGTGATCGTTGCGCTCCTGGAACACTGTCGCTTTGTAATAGGCCACACAGTCCGGATGTAACGCCTGGACATAGTACGCGGCCCATATATCATCCATTCGGCCAATGTGAGGGAATAAGAAATAATCCGGAATTATTTCGCGCGATAGGAATGTGTTTTGGCTGTTGAATGGCGATGGTTTGTCCCCGGCGAAATGAATAATCGATGGATTGAATTTGACGTTCGGAGAGTGTCCGATTCGGCATATAGCGTCAATGTCCGGATCCCCATCCCATAGATCGGCCTGGACCAGAACGCGCCTCGTGAGGAGCTGTGGTTTGAATTTAATGTGGCGCTGATTCAATAACTGGACCGGGAATCCTCTGTGCCAGAGGCTAGGGAATGCCGGCGCCATAGGATCAAACACAGGGAGATCCCATTTAAACGTCGAGACGCCGAACTCCTGGCCGACTTTGACATTTTTTCCCCATCGTTCCGTCGGGATGTTATCGTCGTCGATCGTGGCGATGATGTCCGCGCCCCATTGATAGGCGGCGATTAATCCGAAATTCCGGCGCTGAATACAATTCCATCCGATCAGATCGGAGAGTTCTTTGGAGATATTCTCCTGGTCCTGTGGTGTGATATATGTCACATAGTCCAGGGCCGCGAGATCGTTATAGGCGTCATGTGGCGTTTTCTGATCTCCGACAATAAATAAATGCCAGTCGTCGTTTTTGGCGATGTCCGCGAACTTGAGAAGTGCTTTCGTCGGCGGGTTTATGGTTGTTGTGATTATTGCTTTTTTAGGTTGTTTGACCATTTCGGAACTCCTCGATTATGTTTTTAATTCCCTGTTCGAATGTGACGAGTGGAACGATTCCGAGTTTTGCCGCCTCGGATGGATCCGCGAGTGTCTCCTGGACGTACCCGCCCGGCTTGTCCACATAGATCGCGTCGAAATTCTGGCCTGTCTCTTTTTTGAGGATCTCGAATATATCATTAAATCGATTCGCTATTCCGGATCCCAGGTCGATCACTTGTCCGTTATAGGTTTCGGCTATTGTCATGATCCCGGCGATCACATCGTCGATATAGATAAAATCGCGTGTCTGATTGCCGTCCCCGAATACGACCGATCGATGTCCTCCCATCCAGTCCCGGACGAATAAATAGGGAACAGAGGCATAATCGCGCTTGTGGCCCTCGCCTGGTCCATAGGTTGCGAATATCCGGATCGCTATGGCGTCGATCCCACTGTGAACATGAATGTCCTCGCATACTTTTTTACAACGTGCATATTCGTTTTCTGTCTCCTGGGACAATAGGCCAGTGGACGGATAAATGAGTTTGATTCCGTTTTTCTGACATGCTTTTGCTGCGTTCATGAATCCGATCAGTGTGGTTTCGGCCGCATAAAACGCCTGGCGTCTGAATAGGATCTGTGATGATGGATCCGCGAAATGGAACAGATAATCGAATGAGTGATCCAGGATCGCGAATGTTTCCGGATCTCGGATGTCTCCATTAATGCGATAAATATCCGCGCCGGCCTCGGCGAGTGCGCTATACAATGCCCGGCCCAGGAATCCAGTGGATCCAGTTATCGCGACTCTCTTGTTTTTGTAATTCATGACTCCTCCTCGATTAGTTCTAGTGCTTTTTTACATTCATCTTTCCAGAAATCGAACCAGGCGATTCGCTTGTTTGTCCGGCGAATAAAATGGTCCTTTGCTTTTGCTTTGGTGTCATAGGCGAACGTATTATATGCGTCTTTTTTGACACGTTTTTCGTTCACTAATAGAGGATGATATCCCCATTTAACAAAATATGTTTTTTCAGTCTCGCGAATAACCTCGAGTGTCATTAATCGAATGCACGTCGGACCATCCTCCGACTGATATTCGATCTCATATCTGTATAAAACTTTTGTCATAGAACGCCTCGATCGATCAGATCTTTTAATTTGCTCGCGTCCTCGATTGTGAGCTCCTTATATTCTGGAGAGTTGTGTTTCGGCCAATTAGCGACCTCCGGATCCTTTTCGGATTGCGTGTGCGCGGGATCCATAGGCTCCGGCTTGTCGTGAGTGAAATCATGGAATAGATCCTCGTCCATCCTGTGAATACGTTCTGGATGGCTCATGCGGTGCATAACATCATTGAGATAACTATCGATCCATCCGTGGCGTCCGAGCTGTCCCATGCCAGTATAGGCGGCGCGTGAGACGATATGATTCATGGTCCCGGCATTATCGAACTTCGGAATAATGAAATTGATTTTGTTCGGATCCAATTCCCTCTCTGTGGCGAAATCCCGGATCTTTTGATCCCATCCCTGGGCCTCGATAAAATGATCGTCACAGAAATAAACGAGCCAATCGCCAGTCGCGAACTCGGCCATGTCATTAAAATACTTATGGAGGCCATCCCGGCCGGCTTTATAGTCCTCCTCGAAAAACTGGATCGATCCTTTTGTGTTTAATCCGAACGCCATAAAAAACGCCTGGAGTTCCCGATTCCATGTGTCGCCTTTGTTTAGAGTGATGAGGATCTCGACGTTTGCGATGTCCTGTGTGCGACAGAATAGGCCGAACATGAATTTCGCCAGATATTTTGTATTTTTCCGGCCAGTAATGAGGACGCTTATTTTTGCGGGTTTATTCTCCTGGACCGGGGCCAGTTCGCCGGCTGTGGTTGTCTCTGGCTTTTCTAGTGTTGCGTTCATTTTCGGGCCTCCTCGACCATTAATTTAACGAGCGATTCGAAATCGTGCTCCGGTTCCCATCCGATCGCCTCGATCTTTGCCGGCTCCGCTTTGAGAAATCCGACGTCATTCGGACGATAAAACTCCTCCACGACCTCCACGGCAATTTTGCCATTCACGACTCCGACGTCGTGTTTTGAGGCGAATCCGTGGACCGCTTGATCCCATTCGACAGTCTGGCCGATCGCTTTAAATGCGGCCTCGACGAATTCCCGGACAGTGTGCTCATAGCCGGTCCCGACAACATAGTCTCCGGGATCGTCCTGTTGCAACATGAGCGCCATCGCTTTCACATAATCGCCGGCATAACCCCAATCGCGTTTCGCGTCCAGGTTCCCGAGCTTGATCGGCTCGCCTGTCTTTTGCCAGTTTGCCACGCCTCGAGCGATCTTTTGAGTAACGAAATCGCCACCCCGGATCTCGGACTCGTGATTAAATAGGATCCCGCATGAAATAAACATGCCCTGTTTGCGTTTCATTTGAGCGTAGTAATGCGCGGCTGTTTTGGCTATTGCATAGGGAGAGTTCGGAGAGAACTGGACACTCTCGTCCATGCCGCCGATCGATTCGTCCCGGTCCCCGAACATTTCCGATGTGCTCGCCTGGTATATGCGGACTGTTTCGGAATAGCGCTCCGGACCATACCATCCGAGAGATTCCACGGCCGTTATAAGATTGACGAATCCCTCATAATCGCGGTTCGACACTTCGGGGATCTTGAATGAGAGTCCGACGTGTGATTGCCATGCGAGATTATAAATTTCGTGTGGCCGGTGCTTATCCAGGATCCTCATAATTGAGCTGATCGACTGGAGATCGCCGTCCTCGAGGATCAGTTGTCCCGATTCCATATAGTCCGAGAAATCGAATTTTCCGCGAACGCGGCGAGGCGGCTCCGTGGAGATCCTCCGGACCAGTCCGATCACTTGATATCCCTGTTCTAGTAAATGCCTAGTGAGAAATGTTCCGTCCTGGCCTGTGTAGCCGGTTATAAATGCCTTTTTAGTTGGTCCCATGAATCCCTCCGAAATGTCCGGGAGCTCCGGCCACCTGGACCGGCTCCCAATCTTTAAAAAAATGAAATAAATCTGGATAAATGACTCTAGTTCCCTCGAGCGGTTTGTTTTCGTAGCCGTGGACCGCCTGGATCTGTATCCGGCCGAACATCCGTTGTCGGATCTCGATCTGGTATTGATGGCCCTTTGTGAAATCAATTTCCGGGAGCGCGATAAAACATTGATTCGCGCCGTGGAATCTCGCCGAGAGATAAAAGATCATTTCTTATTTTTCTCCAGGAGCTTTTTTGCCTGGTCCGGTTTCGGGAGAATCTTTAGCTGTGTCTCCAGGATCACTCGCGCCGCCACGGCTGTTTTGATCCCCATCATTTGAGCCGTCTGGACTAGGTTCTGATCCGTCTCCTCGCTTAGTGCTATCATTCTCCGGATCGGATATTTTTTCGGTTTCGCCATTCTGTGAGTCCTCCTCGTTATTAATTAATTCGACGCCTGGCGGGATCGGTTGCCCCGCTTTGTGGTCCTTTATAATTTCCTGTCTGATCGCCTCGATCACAGAATCACGATAATAATAGGCGGCCGGGATGGCGCCCTGTTCGATTATGCGGATCTCGGGTTCTTTGCCGGTTTCAGTGGTTATATTCCCGAGCAAAATATCGGCCGCGTCCTGTGCGTTTTTTGCCGCCATAGCGAACGCCTCGATTGCCCGAATCGAGTTCTCGTCCATCTTGACTCTAATTTTTATGGATGATTCTTTATTCATATAGTTAGCCGCTCCTTATGCTTTATATTACTATTCCGCTATGTCGTAATCAATGCCTAGCCGATCGCAAAAATCCTCGAATGTGGATAAATCCATCGTGAGGCCACATGGTCCAGTGAGTTTATGTCGAGTGTCAAAATCGACGACATAGAGGTCGAACTTGATCCCGGTTTTTGCTCGTTCTTTGATCTCGATTTCGTATGTCATACGGCCGCGCCCAGGATCCCATCTAATGACTTCGGCCTGTGGAGGATTCGAACACGGACCTCCTCCGGCTCCTGTTCGCCACGGACCGGGATGTGAGTCGGAACTCGGCTCATGCGGTCCAATAGTGTCGGATCGATTAATGATCGTTCGAGCTCGCGATCGAGCTCCTGTGATCGTTTATATTCTGCTATGGCGTTTTTGATGGTTTTAAACATCGCTGGTGTCCTCCTCGTTATTATTATCGAATAGATTCATCGCGGTTTCGTGGATCTCGGCGGCCTCGTCCGGCGGCGTTTGATCGATGATCTCGCCAGTGTCCGGATCCACGCCCTCCGGGACCTCTCGTTTCATTTTACTATTAATGTGATCGGGATCCGGCGTGACGCGGCCCTCCTGGATGTCCTCGATAAACTGATATGCGCGGCGCCAGTCCTTATCCGAGTATGATTCCCACTTGCCGAACGGCCGGCCTGTCACTTGTTTTTTGAACCACATTTCGCCGCGATAGTTTAGATTCAATGACAAGTAATGTTCCTGGATGTGGTTTTTCAGATCCTCGTCCACTTCGATCTCGGCCGGTTGCATAGGCTCCGGCGGCTTTGGCGGGATCACGATTCCGGATCCTGGATCGCCGGAATCGTTTTTGTCCGGGTTCAAAAAGTCCGTCGCTTTCATTTTGGTTATGAGTTTGCGGGCCTCTCCGGATGTCATAGACGCGGGATCGGCGACGCCGTTTGCTTTGAGAAATTCCAGGATCTCGTTCTGGTCCTCGAATCCGGCTTTCGTGATGAGCCGGTGCAACATGACGCGTTCGGCATTGTCGATCGGCTCGTCCGGATCGCGAGGGAGAAATCCGTTCTCGTCTTTGTCGCGCTGTTCGGCCTCATGCTTTGCCTTTTCGTTCATGTGATCGCGCTGTGACTTATAATCCGGATCGTCAAGATCTTGCGTAAAGTATGCCGAGAATCCGAGCGACAACACGGCGTCCATGCGCGCGCGCTTTTCTGCTTTTTTAATACACGAGTTCGGTTTGTTCTGTGACTCGGCTAGTGTGGCGGCGCCACGGCCCTCTCCGACTCGATTTTTGCCGCGCCACATAATACATTTA